AGTTCCTAATACTTCAAAGGACCTGTTTACAGGTGTATTTGTAGATTCAGTAGTTGAAGCTAGATCGGCATTAGTACCTGGTAGATGGTTAAAATACTCTTCTAAATAGTATCTTCGAGTGTCTTTGATTCCTAAATCGTGAACAGTTCTATCTGCTACTAGACCTGTAGACGAAGCCTTACTTATTAATTTAAATCCGTTCTCCGATCTTACGGGTCCCGAAAAAGTTGTTTTTGCCATTTTATAATTCTCCTAGTTTTGCGAATATGGTCTCTAGGCCGTCGACTATACTCGTCCATATTCTATTAATAATTGTATAGTGATTAATCTATAGCTCTTTTTTGCAAAGAGTGCAAGGTATCCCTGTAGAAATGTATGATTTTTGATAGCGCTTAAGTGGCTATCGAAACTTCGGGCTTGGCGTCTTTAATTTGTTTAAGACGAGTAGAGTCTTCAAACTCTTGAGCGATGATCTCTTTAACAATTTCCTGAATTTTTTTATCAATATAGGACATGTTGATATTATACTTGCCCTCCTTCAGGTGCTCCTGTTGCCATTCTAACTCCAAGGACTTCTTCGTAATGTATAGGTCTTGGGTCATTTATAACCTCCTCATAGGTTATCCATTTAAGATGTTTTCCTGAGAATCCATCTTTCTCCAGTTTTACCTCATTTTTTCCTAGTTTGTCAAGGATTGAATTCTCGATACCTTGAGGGGTATCTGCACATGTGACTTTAAAATCAGCATAATAACCGTAGCATCGAATTTGAATTCTGAAGTTTTTCATAGTGAATTTCTTACTTTATAGTCAAAATGAGGCGGTTTTGAGGCCGCCTCATTTAATTATTTATTACGCACCTTCAACGCCGAAGATACCTCTATAGTCGGATACTCCAAATGAGTATCTTTCTCTAGCTTTGTATCTAACGTTGCCAGTATCGAAGTCGCCTTCCATTGCAGTTTTTAATGCTGCTCTTTGGAACATCTTCATACCGTTAGGAACATCAGTTGTAATGTACCAACTATCTGAGTCTGTTAAGAAATTGTTCACTCGATATCCTTGAGGAACCATTCCCATAGAGACAACAGCGTTGATATCATTGTCTGCTGTTCCAGTTCTGCCTTGAGATTTTAATAATCTCTCAGCTGCGAACTGATTAGCCGAAGGAACTATCATTTTTACAGCTTTTGCTGCTACTCTCAATCCACGTTCATCAGTCATTGCAGCAATGTCAATCAATGCTTGTTCTAATGAAGTTTCGTTCAAGTCTGCTTGCGTAGTTAAAGTATTTTTAACTGCTGTTCCACTCACTGTTGTGTGATTAGTGGAAAACAGTCCAACAGTATCACCCGATTTGAATGTAGCTATCGAAGATAGACCATTATTCAAAGGTGTTGCTGCTTTTACTTGTTTCGCATTGGACATTGATCGTGCCAAAGCTTTTGTGTATCTAGAAGCAATTCTATCGTAGAGATTATCTTCGATAGCTTCTTCCGTGATAGCAAATGCTAAAGCAATTGTGTCATGAGTATAACGAGCTGTATATGTTTCTTGCGCTTCATCAAATTCCACGCCAGAACCTTCTGCTTTTACGTTTGCGTTAGCGAATCCTGATAACATTACTTCCTCTTCGAAAGCTCTGTCAGAAGACTCGGTTGTATAAATTTCAGCGTGCTGATTTTCATACCGTTTGTACTCCAGGCCAAATAGTGCATTTAAACCTGGTTCTAGTTCTTTAACTAGCTGTGCTCTTGATATTGCCATGTTCTATATGCTCCTATTACGTGCTGTCAATGATTTCATTTAAGTTCTGAATAACATTTACTGAGCAGTAAGCTGCTGTTACATCCGAATTTTCAGGATCTTCAGCTACACCCAGGAACTTCCATGTATCGTTGGTCGCATGTGTTGATGCTATATCTAGCGTTGCAGATGATTTCCCAGTTGCGGTACTTCCTGCAGTTGTATTGAACCCAAAAGTTTGAAATATAACTTCATGAGCTCCAGCAATTGTTGTTGCTACTTCTGCATCCGTTCCACATCTATATATTTGAAAAGGATTATCATAAACAAACGCTTGTACATCTTCACTATTAGCCGGAGTAATACTGCCTGCATAGTAATTCGTCCAAGTTGGCTTTATTGTTGTAGCCGCATTGTAAAAAATACCTTGCAAAACACCTAACGTTACTGCTGTTGCTGAACCTTGTGCACCCAATATAGATCCGACTGCGCTGTAAACAGCTTCACCGTTATATATTGCAGTGCTGTCTCCAGCATCGATCCAGTATTGACCAAAACCTGCAGTTGCTGGGGTTTGCCCAAGCACTCTTGAAGGAATTAGACCAAAACCGGCTGCATTTCTATTAGCCATGTTTTACTCCTTATGTTCACAGTTTTACCTGTAAACGATTAGTTTAATTCAGTGATAAGGAATTGTTAAAAAATTAACTTTTCTTTGTACCACCGAAGGTTACACGAGACTGCCTCTCAATATTGATAGGCATACTCTTATGCTGTTCCTTTAGTAAATCGTGTTCAACCGCTTCGTCTTGACCTTCAGTTAAAGACTGCTGATAGTCAATTCTTTGCTTCGCGAGTTCTTCAGGTATCCTAGCCAGCAATAGGCCGCCAACTCCAATGATCCCCTTATATTTTCCGTCAACGATTACGGGATAATCAGAATCCTTATATTCATCAGCTCTCACTAATTCATAACCGGATCTTAATCTTCCAGAGATATTTTTAGTGTCTTGAAACCCTAAACTCTCTGCCCGTATCCATCTATGCCTAAATCCATCAGGCGCAGGGGGTGCATCTAAAGATGATGGGGGAATCCAACGTTTTGGTCTTTCAGTTTTAGACCTAGTTTGATTCGCACGGGAAGTTTTTGTTTCTTCTTTTGTCATATGCTTATGCCTCCTTCGTGATTTTTAATTGTTTCGCATATTCTTCGAGTGGCACACCTAATTTTTTAGCAATCGCTACCTGCGAAGATGTGAGTCGTACAGTTTGGCGTCCTGGCTTAACGCTTCGTGTTGCCGAAGCGACCGACTGAACGGGCCCTGACGTTTCTACACTTCCACCTTTACCAAATTTATGCGGAAAGTCAACTCTTATTCGTTTATTAATTTCTTCATAATATTCAGTTGATTTAGGATCAAATCCTTCAGTATCAACTAAATCTTTATGAAGTTCAAAAGCTGTAAACGTCATGGCACGATCTTTACCAAACCATGAGTTTTGAGCGGCCCATTCCTCTGCTTTTGCATCAGGAGCGGGTAATTGAGTTGGAGTTTGTTCTGGAAGAGCTGAACCATCAGATAACGCTGGTTTTGGCGTTGTAACAGGTTTTTGTTCCTTCAGAACGTTTAATCTTGCAGCATCAATTGATAATGCAGCAATTTTCTTTTGTGCATTAACTTGAGACGTTGCATCACCAGCTTCAATAGCACGGGCTAATTCAGCTTGCGCTGATTCCATACCGCTGGTAACACGAGTTTCAAATTGTTTCACGTAGTCCGTATTGACCTGTGAATATTTCGATTCTGCAAATTTTCTTTTTTCTTCTACCGCTTTGGCATAATCCAAAGCAGCTGCTTCTCTCCGTTCAGCTTCTCTCATTTTTCGAGTTAGTTTCGAAATACGAGTCTGAACAGTTTGACTATAGTCCTCTAGTTTTTTGTCGTCCTTCTTTTCTTCCTTTTCCGGTTCGCTAGGTTGAACATCAGACGGCTCACTAGATTCCTCAGTTGTATCATCAGACTTTTCATCTTTGACCTCCACTTCTGTTTGTTTAACTTTATCCTCCGGTAAATTGACCTCGGCACCAGGACCACTAGTGTCGATATCTACCATCGGCGCTTTCTTCGTTTCTTTCTTTTCTTCTTTGACTTCTTGTTCTTTTTTCTGCTCTTCTGGCATAGTTTCCTCCTATGATTAATATTTATGCAAGATATCCTCTGGATTCTTGACGGTTGCTAAAATTTCATCTTCATTCAACAACCTAATTTCCCCACCTTCAATTTGTATGCGTGATCCTGCATAGCGCGCAAAGATCACCCAATCATCAACCTTGCACCACGGGCCGTGTGGATATCTCTCTTTATCCGTATAACAATCAGGCCCCATCGCTAGGACATTTCCACATTGAGACGCCACTTGTTGACGATCCAATGTTTCAGTGCCCATAAGGATTCCTCCCTTGGTTTTTTCATCCATTCTGAATGGTAAAACCAAAATTCTCCATCCTGTAGGTTTTGGTAATTTTTCTGTTTCTTCTTTGTATTTTTCTTCTAAAGCAAATTTAGGTTTTGGGTGTGTTTCCGATGTCGACAATGTTTCCGTCATTTTGCTCCTTATTTTCCAGCAGGTTAGAGATTTCCTGTTTCACTGATTCCAGTGCATTAATTTGTCCTATGGTATACTTATATGTTTCCATATTGTCAACCCCACCAGACGTAACATTCAAAGATAACATTTCTAATCGTTTTTTTAATGATCTTTGTAATTTAAAAATAACGTCGACAGAATCCATTAAATTAGATCTTTATAATATTTTTCATAACTTTCATTCGAAGCATATTCATCACCTAATCTACTACGAATATGCGATCCAATATATTTTTCTTTTTTAGGAAAAACAAAGTCTTTTGTAATCTTTGCTTTTTCCTTATGCTTTTTTTGCAGGTTTTTTTGATCCATGTTTATAACCAAGTCCTCGAGCTAATGGTCTAACTCCAGCAGCAAGTGCACCACCGAATTGTTTTCCAACTCTTTTGCCACCTTTAAAACCAAGCGGTCTAACAGGCGCAATGCCTGGTCGAGCAAGTGGTCCACCGAATTGTTTTTCAGTTCTGCCTCCATCTTTATACCCTTGTTTTTTCCAAGGCTTATTGTCTTTTCTCATGTTTCCTCCTTATTTTTTATTTTTTGATCCACCATTACGGAACACCTGTGTTCCCTTGATGCCAAAAATACTGGCTACGACTGTAATCCATAAAGTTTGAAACCACAAGGGCAAAGATCCAAAATGATGAAAGAAAAGTTCTATCTTCTGCATCATTGCCGGATCGTCACTGAAGACCCCCCAGGCAAGCACAATTATGGGCGCCGAAATA